TGTCTCAAGTCAGTTCGGCAGATGATCTGCAAAGCGATGCGAACGCTCTTGATCTGATCAACTCCATTCTCAAGACGCTTGATCGGCTGAAAGTAACGGTCTCTGATGTCATACCGGAACAGATTCTCAAAACCTATTTTGGTGGTGTAGACGAGGGAACAAAGCGGCTCATTGAAGCAGGGCTTGAGATCAAGAAAGCATCCGCACTGACGAAAGATGGCAAGGTACGGAAAGAGTTTCAGTCGTCGGTGCATCTCGAAGCGGTGCAGAACATTGTAGAGGACACCATGATGGACTTGCAAGCGGCGATTCGAACGGCACAGAAGAGTGCGAAGATGAGTATTGACGGCACTCTGAAAGCTGTCAAGAAGGATATTGCAAATGGCTTAATCGTAGGCGATCCACGCAAGGTTATACAAGCGCGGGTCGCTAAATCATTTTCGGATAATGGGTTGACCTCGTTCGTTACTAGCGATGATAAGCGATTACCGCTGGATTTTTATTCGCAAACAGTCGTTCGAACGAAGATGAGGACAGCGAACACAACCGGGGCGGTAAATCGGTATCTTGAAAATGATGTAAATCTGGTCAAGGTTGACAAACACAGTCCAACTTGCCATGTATGTGCGCCGTACCAAGGAAAAGTTTTCTGTCCGGATGGTAGTGATGAGCGATTTCCAACTGGTCCACTCAGTCCATACCATCCGAACTGTCGCCATGTAGTCGCTCCGTATGTCTCTTACTTTCATTCAGACAGTGAGATTCAATCCGAGTTGAACAAATGGAAAGGTTTCGAATCTGGTAAAGACGTTCGCTCCGCTTCTCAGAAAAAGGCATATGAGAAAGAGCAAGAGATTCGCAGAATTGCGAATCAAGAAAAAAAACAGTTTGCTAGGTGGCAAATGGTGCTGGGCAAGGATGCTCCCAAGACAATAGGCGGATTCAGACGAATGAAACGGCAAAACACAGCCCATTTTCAGGAACTTCAGAGCGAATACCGCAGCATCATGCAGGGGATATCCCGGAAAGGATAAGGTGATCTTTTCATATCTCGTCTGAGTCCGCGATAAGGGTTTGATTGTATAGATTAAGGAGGTTGCAAATTATGAGACACATTGAAAAGGCTCAAAAAAGCAATTATTTACTGGTCCGATTTGCCGCAAATTATCTATGGTTTTGGATCGCTAGTTTCGGATTTATGAGAGGACATAGCAAATTGTTCATCATAAAAGGATGCTTGAATAAGAGTATTCCATTTTGCATTATCATGGAACGTTGGCGCCGAATTGAAAATAAAGAATTAGCTTATGCGATGATGGATAGAACAATTGAAATATGAATCAGAGTGCTAAGTTAGGCTTATTTATTTTGTCTTTTTTCCATGACCGCAGACGTTAAAGAACAATCGTGAGAATGGTACCTGCAACCTAGAGCAGAGGAGGATATACATGTTTACAAAACTGAAACTATGGATCTCGCTGATCGTTGCTTTGCTATTTCAAAAGAGGGTACCTACTGCCCAACAAGTAGAGAATGAATTGCCGTACAAATTGAATCTCCAGTACTTTGCTAGCGAGGACGGAGACGACAACGAGGACGGCGATGATGATGACGATCAGGATGATCAAGACGGTGACGACGAGGATGATGATGAGGACCAGGACGAGGAACAAACACTTGAGCAGATGATCAAAGATGATCCAAAGCTGAAAAAACAGTTCAATCAGTTGTTTAAGAACAAGTTCGACAAGCGTCTGAAGGGTGTCGATCTGAAGAAAGCGAAGGAACTTCTCGCCAAAGAGCAGAAGGACCAGGACGACAAGAAAGACGAAGGAACCGACGAGGACGATGCTAAAACCGCTAAGCTGCAGCTTAAACTGGACCGGAAAGCGAAACGGCTATCTGTTAAGGAATACGCCGCTGATAATGGTCAGAATCCGAAACTCGTTGCTCGGCTCATTGATCTCGACAAACTCGAACTGAATCAAGACGGTGAAGTGGATCCGGACGATCTCGAAGATGCATTTGACGCGCTGGAAGACGAGTTCCCGGATCTTTTTGCTGCAGGCGATGAAGACGAGGAAGACGATGACGATGCCGAAGATGAGAAGTCAAAGCACAAGAAAAAGAGCTCATCGTACAAACCTGGTTCCCGTCAAAAAGGAAACAAGAAGCTGAAACACGATCCATACGAATCCGGTAAGGCACGTGCACTTGCTCGTCACAAGAAAGAATGAAGGTGATCACAGTTGGCTGATCCTAAATTCACATTGCCGTCTGGCGTGACGAACGCAAAGAGTCCGAAGTATTCAGTCGGTTCTAGCGTCACGCTGACAGCAAACCATATGCCCGGCATGACTGGCAAGACAGTAAAGGTTCTTGCAGCTGTGACCGGGACATTTTATATCGTCAGTTTGGATGGCGAAGCACACAAATGGATGTCTGAAGGTGAAATGAAGAAAGCTGACGGCAAAACACTTACCGGAGCAGCTGCAGGTAAAGCACGTGCAGAGGCAAGACACGGAAAAATGAAGATGTGAGGAGGAATAATTCATGAACTTACAACCACGATTTGACACGATTTATGGTCAAAAAGAATTTATGCGTAACACGCAGGGCATGGAAGTTAAGACAGGCGGCGCAACACTGTCGGCTGCGGATTTTACCGCAGGAGATTATGTAAAGGCGGGTACAGCAGTCTTTAAGGATGTCGATGGTCTCTATCATAAGGTAGTCGCTGAAACACCTGCTACAATGACTGGCGCAGGTCTGACTATGCATGACGTTAAAATCTATGCAGGTCAGAACCCAATCGTTGGTATTCTAGCGGCTGGTCACCCACTGGAATCCAAATGCACAGGCGTGACTGCGAACTTCAAGACTGCATCCGCTGGCCGCATTGTATTCGATATCTAATTTTAAATTATTAGGAGGAATGAGAAATGCCATTACATCTTGATGAATTTCAACAACCGGAATTCGAAGGCTATGTTGAAAACGTACCACCGGCAAGAGTTTACCTATTGAGACGCTTCTTGCCGCAAAAACCGACGAGCGACATTGATTTCACTTACAACATCATCACAGGAAAGTACGCACAGGCCGCGTCAATCACTGGATTCAGTGCATCGGCGCCACTCCGCGATACGAAGGAACTGCAGAAAGCTTATGCTTCTGTTGCGAAGATCCAGCATATGTTCCGTCTGGACGAACGGCAGATTTTGAAGTTCAACGCGCCACGAAGCGATGAAGAAAAACGCCAGGCTGTTGATTACGTTTACGAAAACACTGACGGTCTTATCGCTGGCGTGGACGATGTGGAAGAATTTCTGCGCGCTCAAGCGCTTTATCATGGCATTCTACAATATGACGACACAGTAAACGACGTTCATATTCATGTTGATTTTGGTGTGCCGGCAGAAAATAAATTGACCGCAACAACACCTTGGAGCGCTGTTTCCACAGCAACACCGCTCGATGATATCACTGCAGCAGTCAACCAGTTTAAAACACAGAACCAGCGCAAAAAACCCGTAGTAATGCACCTGACTAGCGTAACTGAAGCGCTGATGCTCAAGAATGATCAAATCAAGTATCAGGTCTATGGCAACCCGACAGACAAACGACTGCTGACAAAACAAGACCTTGCCAATGTGTTCTCATCACTTGGCTTGCCACCTTATGAAATCAATGACGATGTTCTGAACCTCTACGGAACAGGCGATGAAGCACTGCTCGAAGATAACAAATTCGTACTTCTTGGCGAAAACTTGGGCAACACAATGATCGGACCGACGGCAGAAAAGAACTTCCAATCTGGAAAGTTTGTGAAGCCGAAGATTGAGGACGATCCACCACAGGAATCCGTTCGTGTCGGTGAAACAGCGTTTCCGGCGCTGCAGAAACCACAGTCTATCGTCACTATGGGCGTTTGATTCTGAATAAAAATTGAGGAGTGATTCGATTGCCACTTTATTTTGCTAAAGGTTACCTTGTCGATCATGGCAAGATTGTTAAACCAGATGAAACTATTTTTCTTGAAAAAGTACAGGCGGACAAGCTTGAGGATAAGGTTAAAGCGGCTGTGGTCGCTGATCTTTCCAAGCTTAAGCTCGCTGACCTGCAGGTAATTGCCAAGGCTGGTAGCATTGCTTACTCGGGATTGAGTAAAGACCAGCTAGTTGCAAAGCTGACTGGAACTGAAGCGCCAGCTGAAGAAGAACAAACACCTGAAAAGCCGGCAGACACTGAAGAACCAAAAGCCTGACGAAAGCAGGTGATTACATGGATTTTAATTCCGTGGACCAGTATTTAAACAGGATGCACTTTGCTGAGCTGTATAAGGCACTCGAACAGGACGGCAAAGAATCAATCATCTTTGAAGCTACTGAACTACTGAAAGATAAGTTCAGAGAATCGCTTCTAACCGATCGAATTGTCGCTCTGCAGGTCAATTACATGCTCGAAGGTGAGACGAGGAATATGAGAAACTGCGCCGGCATGGGATCACTGGACTGTCTGCCAAAGATGTTTCGGTCAGCTTTGGTGAACAGAACGGCACAGCAACCGCGTATTCGCCAATATGCCCTGATGTGCAGTCTCTGATTGGTAAGAACCGCGCAAGCGTAGGTGAGCTGATATGAAGCCACCTATGCCAAAGCTAGCTGATGGAGTATTGACGCTAAAACAGCCGCAGGTGGATGAGAACGGCGAGCCAATGACTGATGATTACGGTAATCCATTAACAGTGGATCTGCCTATCAAACAGGCTCGCATTCGGAAGTCTACGAAGTTCATCCAAGCACGAGACGGTCAGCAGCATAAATGTGTTCTTGAGATTGATTTTCCAACCGACGTCGCTATTAGCGAGGGCGACGGTACCGAATACCATCCAACAGGTGCCGCATTGCAGAAGGGGAAGATCATTGCGGTGAGTGAGACTTTGAATCTCGCGGGGAACCGCGTTTATTTTCGGACGGCTTATGTCGAGTGACGATTTTAATATCAAGTGGGATGGACTTGATAAACTCATTAAGACATTTGACGCGATGGAAGAATCGCTCAAAAGAAACCTTATCAGCGAGTATGCAAAATATGGGCTGCTTGTTGAAGAAGGGGCAAAGGCACTCGCTCCTCACGATACTGGTGATCTTGAAGCCAGTATCACTGCGGAAAAGGTGTCGTTCCATGGAAATTCTGTAGAAACGGCCGTTGGTTCAAAATCCAAATACGCTCTACGACGACACGAAGAACCCTATCGGAAAGGACATTTTCCTAAACACGACAATGGTTCTAAGTTCCCTGATTTTTATGCTGATGGTCGTGGGCAGATCACACGGAGCAAGCCTAACTGGCGCGGGCAAGTACCGGGGCGCAAGTATCTACAGAACGCGATCAACGCCACGGATAAGGACTATCACGAGACAAATGAACGTGTTTTAAAGAAGACTCTGGGAGGTGGAACGCTTTGATCCAGAGTTTTTTAATGCAACAAAGTAAGTTGATTTTGCCTGTACTCACTTGGTCAATTGACAATTACACAGCCGCGGATAATACCGGAACCGTGTATTCAGAAAGCAGTGGATCGCCGGATCTTTATGATCTGAACTTTCACCGGCCGGAGTACATGGTGTTCATACGGTCGTCAGATTGGGCACTCGCGGAGCATGCAGCACGGCAAATGTTTGAGCATTTTCATAAGATGCACGATCAGCCGATTACAATCAGCAAGACGATTAAGGGACAAACAATCACAAAAAACTATTATCTTTATCTATTACAATCCCTAAGCGAACCACTGCGGGTCGGCGTTGATGATGCCGGCCTGATGCAGTGGTCTGTTAATTTTAGGGCAACTTTAAGGGAGGTTTCATAAATGGCAGACACAGAAAGCATTCCGTTTGGCCCTGCAACAGTCACAGTCGGAGAGGGCGTAGATGCCATCACTTTTGATGGTCAAAGCTACATGCAAGCAGAAGGCGGTCAACTGCAACTGACACCGCAGTGGTCAGATATCACGACTATTTGTCGAAACCTAATCCTATGTAAAAATATGGATTGGGGATAAACAAATGCTTAGCGGAAGAGAAGTAATAGAGCTGCATCACCGATTAGAATCTTGTGAAGGCACAAGAGTTACCAAAAAGATCGATGCCATTAGAATGTCATATGAAGTCTTTCGCAAGAATTATCAGAGAATCAACGTTCTGCTAGAACGCTACAGATCAGATACCGATTTTGCGTTACAACTCATAGAAGATACTGTTTCAAAAAATGATTTCTTCACAAGGATTACAACAGATCTCCATAACTTTCTTGCTTCAGTAAAAACGTTGGTTGATCATACAAGAGTAATTATCAGAGAAGAGTATTCTGAAACCGATTTTGGAAATGAATGTGAAGAACGGAAGAACCAAACATTTATTGGTAACAATTTAGTTTCTTTTGTGCAGAATCTTAGGAACTTTGCTCTTCATAAAAAGTTGCCTATAACCGGTGCGAGAATGACTTTTTCAGCAGATGAATCTCCATCACAAGACATAAATTTACCAATTAATGAATTGATTGATTGGGATGGTTGGAACACACCTTCACAAACCTTTATAGAACAATCAGGCAATGCAATTATTTTGAAGGATATATTGGATGAATATGTAAGAATTAGTCATGATTTTTATCACTGGTTTTTCCAAAGACAATTGCAGTTTCATAACGAGGCTCTCGAAGAGTTGGACGAAATCAATTCAGCCCTTGAAAGTAACAGGCAAGACTACCTGAGAAGAATTAATTGAATATCAATAAGAGCCTTTGATTGGCTGTTTTTCTTTTGGACTCCTCGGAGTCCTTTTCTTTTTATTATTTAATATCATGGAGGTAAATTTCATGTCCACAACTATTCAATTGAAAATTAAAGATGACCAGGGAAATACCAAGGTCGAAAATCACGAAATCGAAGAAATTAGGCTTGATCAATATATCGGAATGATGAGAGTAGTCAACGATATCTTAAAGGAATTAAAGGGCAACGAAGGACTGCTTGATTTGCTGAACTATGTCGGCGCCGGTGATGATGAAGCTCCAACTAAAGAATTGGATCAAGCCTTTGTTGTTAATATCATCAATTCTTTTGATGCGCTTGCTGTGCGCATGCCCGAAAAAGCGATCAATCTGCTTAGCGTAGTCAGTGGAATCAAGTCAGAAGCACTCAATAAGCAGACCATGAGCACAATTATGGACGTGTACGACGCGGTGATTAGCGAAAACGACATCGAGAAGCTGATGAATCGAGCAAAAAAGTCCTTGGCGCTGACCAAAAGCAAGATCAAACTGAAAGCCTTCGTAAGCAAGCTGGCTCCAGCGCCGAAGGAAACCGTGTCAGAAACGACACAAGCCTAAAAGAAGCGATTATTTACAGATTGGCTCCATTACTTGGTGGACGATCAGAAGTCCTGATCACTCCGATGGTGGAGCTTTTTATGTACCTTGAACTGGAAATGACGAAAGACAAAGCAAGCGCCCGTGAGCACGAATACGAGCGTTATTTTGCGTTCATTTCTCAATGTATGGCTTCGCCTTATGCGGATCCGGACAAGCGAGAAGAATTCCGGCAATCGTTAATGCCGCGTGATGCTGACAATCATCCAAAGATCGAACAGAAATGGAACTTTGAACTGCTCAAAAAGCTGAAATCCAAACAGAAAGGAGGGGGAAAACCACATGGCAACAGTTGAAGAACTTCGTGCTGATTTTACAGCCACATTCGGAAGCATGACAGCCGGTATTCGGACAATCCGGCAGGCTTTGCAAGGCATTGGGCAATCCAGTGAAGAAGCGTCTCAGAAGTCTAATCGTGCCTTTAAAACCTTGGGGAGTACATTGGATAATCTTCAAACTGAGTTGAAAAAAACTGGCAAGCAGAATGAGTTTAAAGATCTGAATACTTCCATCGAAAAGGCTCAGAAGGAACTCAAAGAGACTGGACAAGTCAGCGAGCAATCGATGAAGCAGTTGCAGACAGCTGTTCAGCAATCCAAAACAAAGCTAGGAACTTTAGGGGATGATGGCAAGAAGAATATGCAGCAGTTCGCGCCGATCTTGGAGAAGGTTGATAAACAGCTTCAACAGTTGGGCGTAAAAAACGGTCTCGATCAATTGACGGAAGATCAAAAGAAAGCTGAACTGCAAACGAAAAAGTTGTCCGAAGTCGTCGATGATCAAACCAAAAAGTTGTCCGAAGTCGTCGATGATCAAACCAAAAAGTTGGAAGACGAGAACAACCGATATAAAGACCTGTCCGCGGGTATCCTGGGGGCGGGTAGCAAGTCTCAACAGTTACGCGAGAAGTCTGAACATCTTACAAATGTGATGAAGATTCAGGCTGAAACGGTCGATGTCTTGAAGCGGAAATATAACGATTCTGTATCCGCTGTTGGGAAAAATGCTGACGAGACAAAGCGACTAGAAAGCGCATTGAATCATGCTTCTGATAGCATGAAAAACACGGAGAATGATTTAAAACAGACTAACGCAACAATCTCTGCTCAGTCCACTCTTTGGGGCCGTATGAATACACGATTAGGCGATGCAAAACAAAGATTTCAAAGCCTTGAAGACTCCGGCAGCACAGTGGCAAGGACATTCGGAATTGCAACTGCAGTCATTGGCGGAGGACTTGGGCTGACCGTTAAAAAGGCAGCTGATTTTGAACAAGCGATGTCCAATGCTAAATCTGTTATGGATCCGGCTGATGTGAAAAAATATAGTAGTGCTCTTGAACAATTGGCAATTACAGCCGGAAGCAAAACGGTATATAGTGCCACAGAAGCAGCGGAAGCTATCGGCGAACTTCAGAAAGCTGGCGTTTCTACTTCCCAAATTATGCATGGCGCACTATATGGCTCCTTAAACCTTGCCACTGCTGGTGAACTTGACCTGAAAGACGCTGCAGAAATTGCATCAACCGCACTGAATGCATTCAAAAAAGACAATTTAAGTGTTGCAAAAGCGGCGGATATTTTATCTGGTGCGGCTAACGCCAGTGCAACAGACGTTGGAGAATTAAAGTTCTCTCTTTCAATGGTATCTGGTGTCGCTTCGTTAGCTGGAATGTCCTTTAAAGATACCGCAACGGCACTTGCCGTGTTTGCTCAGCACTCAATGAAGGGCAGCGATGCCGGTACATCATTAAAAACGATGCTCTTAAATATGCATCCTCAAACACAAGCGGCAGCCAATGAGTTCGAACGATTGGGCTTGCTGACATTTGATGCGTCTCAAGCAATGACGCTTTTACGTGCGCATGGAATCAAGCCACTTTCTGATGACCAGGATAGGCTTATGAGTCAAATCACTCAATTATCCGTGAAGATGTCGGGGGCAAAGGAAGGTACAAAAGCGCAGGAGAAAGCATTCAAGGATTTAACAATGCAATCTGGTGCGCTTCATTCTGCTTTTTATGACCAGCATGGTGACCTAAAAAATCTCGATGACATCGCTCAACTTCTTACCACTCACATGAAGGGTATGACTTCAGAGCAGCTGACAAATTCTTTCAAGACAATGTTTGGTGGAGACGCCATTCGCGGTGCTGGATATTTATTTCAAGAGGGCGCTAAAGGTGTCGATAAGATGGCGGCCAGCATGGATAAGATTAAAGCTGCTGATGTCGCAAAGCAAAAGATGGATAACTTCAAGGGAGTATTGGAACAGTTAAGGGGCTCCTTGGAAACGGCTAGCATTACCATTGGAGAGAAAATGTTGCCTGCTTTGCGCGCGTTAACGAGTATTGTTCAAAAAGCGGTTGATTGGTTTAATTCACTTCCTGAGCCAGTTCAGCATTTTATCGCAATCGGTGCCGGATTAACTGCGGCTCTTCTAGGTGTAGTTGCAGCAATGGGATTTGTTGCGATGGGTATTGGTGGAGCAATAAAAGCAATTAAAGCATTTATTGATCTTATGATTAGATTTAGAGTTCAGGCTGCACTTGGGAGTAAATCAGCTAAAACCTTTGGTGCAAGTGCTGCGGTTGCAGGAAAGGAAATGGACACGGCCGGCGGTAAGATGTCCGGTGCAGGTGGAAAGATTAAAGGCTTGCATGGAATTCTTGGACTTGCTGGCGGAGCTTTAATGATGTTTGGTGGTAAGTGGGGCATGATTTCGGGAATAGTTATGAATTTCTTACCTGAAATTATGAATGTTGGTAAGGGCATTCTTTCATTTGCTCGTGTGGCACTTACTGGCGGAGCGGCAGCAGAAGGACTGGCAGGCGGCCTTGGTGGTACAGCGACTATACTCGAAATACTCGGTGGGCCGATCGGTTGGATTATTCTAGGCGTCACCACTTTGGCAACAGCTTTTTATCTTGCTTACAAGAACATCAAGCCATTCCACGATTGGGTTGACAGGACGGCATCATCTCTAAAAGACGGTTTTGTGGGCGCGGTAAACAAAGTCAAAGATTTCTTTCAGCCGATGATCAAAACGACTATTGAGTGGGGTAAAAGCGTTGATAAAGCAACGCAAACTGCTCTCAATGGATACGTCAAACTGTCAGATCAAGCACAAAGGAAGCTTGAAGAACTTGTGATCACCGGTAAAAAGGTTGGGAAACAAGATGTTGCCAACCTAGTTAAGCCATACAAGCAAATGGCTGATCAGATCATTGGACATTTTGAACGTATGGACAAACAATCTGAGAATGCACTGGCGGCTCTAAGGAAAGCGAACAAGAAAGAATACGAGCAAATCAAGAAAGATGCTCAATCAGGTACTGAAAAGAAAGAAAAAGCCGTCCGTGCTATTGAAGGACAAATTGAAAATATCTATAAAGATGCAGCTAATAATCATCGTTCAATCACAGCAGATGAGCAGGATAAGATTAATAAACTGCAGTCGAAAATGAATACCTACGCCGTGCAGTCTATGACTAGATCGCAAAAACAACAGGAAATTATCCTTGGCAAATTAAGAGATCATGCAAGCAACCTTTCTGCAGATCAGGCAGCAGCTGTTGTTCGGAACGCCAAGAAACAAGAAGAACAGACGATAAGCCATGCGAACAGCCAGTATAAAGGCGTGGTAAAAAGTGCAAATAGCCAGTATAAGAGTGCCAAGAAGTGGGCGGATCAACAGTATTATGCATTGCATAACATTTCAAAAGATCAGTACGATGCTGTAGTCGGTTCCGCGAGAGATCAACGGGATAGCACAATCAGCGCCGCTAAGAAGCAGCGTGATAAAGTGGTTGATCATGCCAAAAGCATGCAGTCGAACGTTGTTAAGCAAGCCAAGAAACAGGCGCATGGTCATGTAGATCAAGTTAACTGGGAAACTGGCAAGGTGCTTAGCAAATGGGATGAATTCGCTATCGGACTTTCTTTTGTTGTAAACGACATCTCCGGTTTCTTTAATAAGATGTTTTCGAAGATTGGATTAAAAAGCCTAAAGATTCCAACGTGGAAGCCAGCTGGTTATGCAAAGGGAACAAAAGGTACGCAGAAAGATGAAATCGCGCTCACTGGTGAGGAAGGGTTTGAACTCGCGCATTCGCCAGGCGCTGGCATTTATACGGTCGGTGCAAGGGGTCCGGAAATGCGGTACCTCCCGAAAGGCACATCAATTCTGCCACACGGTAAATCAGTTGACCTACTCAGCGCTCTTGACATTAAAGGCTATGCTTCCGGTGTCGGTGATTTCTTCTCCGGTCTGTGGGATAAGGTTAAAGGCGGCGTGTCCTGGGCATCTGACATGGTTTTCTCTGCTCCTAAGAAATTGGTTAACTGGGTTTCTGACAAGGTTGGTTTAGGAGACTTTCAAAAGAGTTTATCTGATTGGCCAACAATTAACGGGTTGTCTGTTCAACTGCCGAAGAACATGTTTAAGGGGATAATCGATAAGCTAAAAGATTTCGGATCGTCAGCAGATCCACCGGGTTCCGGAGTTGAACGTTGGCGTACATCCGTTATTCGAGCCCTTGCAATGAACGGATTAAGTACAAGCGGTTCAATGGTCAACAAAGTGCTGCGGCAAATGCAGACTGAATCAGGCGGAAATCCGAAAGCTGTTCAGCATGGCTATACGGATATCAACACGATCAAAGGTGATATTGCCAAAGGCTTGATGCAGACCATTTCAGCAACGTTCAATGCTTATAAGTTTCCTGGTCATGGGAACATATTCAATGGTTTCGACAACCTGTTAGCTGCATTAAATTACGCAAAGAATCGCTACGGATCATCGCTGTCAGCACTTGGCAAAGGTCATGGTTATGCAAACGGTGGATGGAACTTCATGCATACTCTTGCAGAGATTTCAGAGGGGGATAAAGCCGAAGTGATCCTGCCGGTTGAGAACAAAAATCGGACGCTTGACTTAATGGCTCAGGTGCTAAGCACTTATGGAGTTAAGGGAACTTCAACCGTTGAATCGAGTAATGATAATTCAAAATATCAGCTGAGCGTTCTCGAACTGCTGCAGAAAATTGCTGACAGCAACGGCAAGGACATTTTTATCGATGGTCAGAAGATCACCGATTATATCGCTCATCAACTTTCTTTCAATGCTAGGCGAAAGAAGGCGTTTTAAATGGAAACATATTTTACGTTTGATGGGATTCGATCAATTGACAAAGGGTTGCGTATTCAAACCATACCGCAAATGACTGGAGCTGATCGAGATGTAACCTTTCAATCGGTTCCGGGACGAAAAAACGGTGACTTGATTTTGGATAACGACCGCTTCACAAATTATAACCAGGAATATGATTGTTGGGCGGATCCGGTAGACGGTCAGTCGTTATTTGATCTCGCCCGAGATGTTCAATCATGGCTTCAAATCCCTGTTACTTACAAGAAACTGATTGATAGCCGCGATCCTAATTACTATCGAGAAGCAGTTTGCGTGACGAATATGGCTTTAGCACCGACCTTAATTAATTTTGGTCAAGCTAAGGTCATTTTTAATTGCAAACCATTCCGCCGTCGCATTGATGGTGATACAGTACGACCATTTACAGCATCAGGAATATTAACAAATCCCGAACAATGGGAATCTGAACCATACATTAAGATCACAGGTAGCGGCGACATCAAATTAAGAATAAACGATCAGGAAATCGTGCTCACAGGTGTAAGTGATTATATAGAGATCGATTCTGAGATGCAATCCTGTTTTAAAGGGATTGTTTTGCAAAACAGCCATTACAGGTCAGATTTCTGGCCATTTTTAAATGTTGGTGATAATCAAATTTCGTGGACAGGAAACGTTTCTAAAGTCGAAATCAAACCGAGGTGGAGAACGCTATGACACCGATACTTTATGCTGCAAACGAAACACAATTTAATAGTATGGGCATTGGTGCGCTGGCGGATGCCATCTCGGCGCATGCGACTGAGGAGCGGAACGGAGCGTTTGAACTGGAATTTGGCTATCCGGTTGACGGCCCGCTTTTTAATGAGCTGCAGAAAGATCGCATTGTAAAGGTGAAAGCCAACGATGACGCCAACATGGATCTGCAGCTGTTCCGGATCTACTATATTAGCAAGCCGATCAACGGGCAGTGCCAGTATAAAGCTGAACATGTCAGCTACGAGTTGGGGAAGAACCCGATCACGAGCGTCAATGTGACCGGTACCGCACAGCAATTTATGAATGCGGTGCTTGCAAATACACTATTCCCACACCGATTCACAGCGATCTCAGACGATCCAGCCACTTCGAGCAGTAGCTTAATTCGTGTCTCGGCACGTGAAGCATTTGGAGGTACAACCGGCAGCTTGATCCAAATATGGGGCGGAGAGCTGACCTTTGATAATTGGCTGATCCGTCACTCACTCAATCGCGGTACCGATACCGGAATCATTGTCGGCTATGGCAAAAATCTAACTGATCTCAATCAGGAAGAAGCCATAGACACAACGTATACAAGCATCTATCCATACGCCACGATCCAGGTACCGACTGGTGAAGGCGAAGATGCCTCGACTACTGATCAAGTGATCGAGTTGCCTGAGAAATACGTCAATAGTCAGTATGTTGGTAACTATGCTTACGACCGCTGCCTGCCGGTGGACTTGAGCGGCGATGATGTGACGGATGAAGCGTCTTTGCGTGCGAAGGCGCAGCAGTACATTACCAGCAATGACATTGGCAAACCTACTGTTAATCTGACTGTCAGCTTCATCAACCTGTGGCAGACGGAAGAGTACACGAGCATCGCTCCATTGGAGCACATCAATCTGTGCGATTATGTCACGGTACGATTTAAAAAGCTTGGTGTGGACGTTAAGGCAAAGGTTATCAAGACGGATTATGACGTGCTCGCTGAACGATATCTAAGCGTTGAGTTAGGCGATCCGAAGTCTAATCTTGCAGACGACATCAACGGAATGCAAACCACCATCGCCGATGTGTCCGCAACCGCAAATCAAGCTGCCAAAATATCCGGCTATGCGCTCACGCAAGCAAACGGCAAGAACAGGAACTTCTACTCTGAAACTTTTCCCACTGAGGGTATGATCAAGAACGATATCCTGTTTATGAAAGTAAACGGCCAATATCTTAAGAAATACCATTATGACGGCATACAGTGGGTGCTTGATGTTAGTGCTGACGCTAACGATGCTTTAGAAGCCGCCAATCAGGCAATGGAGTCAGCTAACGGCAAAACCAAAGTATTTAGGCAAGCTGCCGAACCCACTGGAGAACTACAGGATAATTATATTTGGTTTAGGGATAACCCAGATGGCACTATTACTCAGTTTACCTATAAAAACGGCGAGTGGTCTGACCCACAATTGGCAGGCGTCAAAGCCGCGCAGGATCAAGCCAATACCGCAGTAGCCACAGCAGACGCGGCGAGCGCGCAAGCATCTAATGCGCTTAATACTGCTAACAGTGCGTCAGGTCAAGCGGCAACGGCGATTAATACAGCTAATGCTGCCAATAGTGCTGCTATTACGGCTCAACAGACGGCAGGAGACGCGGCGGCGCAGGCATCGAATGCTTGGAATAATGCTCAGACGGCGATCGGTAACGCACAGAGTGCGCTGGACGCGTATAACAATATGCAGATCGGCGGGTTAAACTTACTTCCTAATAGTGCATTTATCAAGGACGATGGATGGAGTGCGACAGGAAATCATTCGGCAACAATAGATTCCGAAATCTATCAGACAAGGAAATGCTTGCACCTTGTATCTTCCGGTGTTGGCGGGGGCTACCCAGGACACGTAGAAGTTAATTATAGCGGTGGAAACTACGCAGATAATGATTCGTTCGTCTTATCTTTTTATGCAAAATCATTAAGCGGAAATGTTTCATTTCATGCGGAACTATGGGGCAGTCGAGGAGCGGAAAATTTTGTTTTGACAGGTGAATGGCAGAAGTTTACTGTGCACTTAATGTTTAATGCAGCTTCTACAATGCAGATACTTTATTTTTGGCTAAATGGAGCGGGTGAATGCTTAATTAATTCACCGAAATTATCAACGGGGGATAAAATAACCGACTGGTCCTCTGCCCCCGAAGATGTCCAAGTCCAGATTGACAACATCAATGGCACACTCACGCAGAAGGTTAGTCAAGACCAATTCGACACGCTTGCAGGTACGGTATCAAGCCAAGCGACTGCAATCACGCAGAATCAGCAAGACATTGGATTGAAAGCGAATAAGGACTACGTGGACGCGATTAATCAAACGGTGCAGAGCCACAGTACAGCAATCAGCGAAAACGCGCAGACTATCGAATTGAAGGCTGACAGTTCAACTGTCAATACACTCACCGGTCGTGTCTCGACTGCCGAAGCTACGTTAACTACACAGGCGAATCAGATCGCGGCGCGAATTACAAGCCAAGATGCAGACGCCAAGTATGCGACACAGACGGCGCTGACGGCGACAAGCACGAGTTTGACGAGTAGTATTAGTGCTGTTCAAACTAATCTTAATAATTTACAAATAGGGGTAAGAAACCTATTGCTAAACAGCGGATTCTCAGAAAATACATCAACTTGGGCAGGAAGTCATGGAAGTTCAATCTCGCTTGGAACAAGTTCCGATTCTCCATACACATCACGGCCTGATTTAAATCATGGAATATTAAAGATTGTTCAGCTATTAGGTCAGCAATATGCTTATATGTCGCAAAATTTATCAGTTACAGCGGGTCGTAAATATGTTATTTCAGGTTATGTTTACGCAGGTTCATCTGTACCGAGTGGAGTTCTAAGAGTTGGGATTTATGAGACAAGTGGTGGATCTTGGACACTAGGACGAATAACAACTATTGAAACAAGAGATTCTTGGACGTATTTTACCTATACGTTCACACCTTCTGTAAGTTCAATCATTTTTGTTACAGGTGTTGGGGGAACTAGTACTAGTATTTCAAATACAATTTATTTGGAATTACCAAAACTAGAAGTTGGGGACAAAGCCACATCTTGGCAACCAGCTCCAGAAGACCTAGCAACCTCTGTGCAATTTTCACAATTAAACCAAACTGTTGCTAATATCAGCACAACCGTTTCGCAAAAGGTCGATCAGTCGACGTATAACACGTACGTTTCTCAGACTGCGACAACCTTGTCCGCAAAGCTTAATTCGAGCACCGCGGCATCAACGTATGCCACTCAAACGAGTCTTACGGCGACATCAAGTAGTTTGCAGACAAACATAAATGCAAAGGTCGATACGACTACTTACAACAGTAAGATCAGCCAATTGAGTAGCGATATTAATCTGCGTGTATCTAAAAACGATGTCGTTAATCAGATCAATGTCAGCACGGAATCCATTCTGATTGCCGGCAACAAGGTGCACATTACTGGTCAAACGACAATCGACAGTGCAGTGATCACAAACGCCATGATCGCATCAATTGACATTGGTAAGGCGACAACGGGAACATTGGATGCAAACCGTATCGGTGCAAAGTCGGTGACTGTAGATAAGTTAGATGTCGCAAATCTCGCGGCCATAAGTGCGAACCTTGGAAGCGTCACTTCAGGCGTGGCTAACTCAATCACGGTCAATGCATCAACTATCAATGGTACCAATATCTATGGCTCGTGGTTCCAAGTCAACAATGTGCCAAACAATGGCGGGGGCTACGATACTGTCACTCTTGGTGATAAGACCGCGGATATGAACGCTGCCATCTATGTGCAGCGTCAGAGCACTGTTAACCCAAGTACAACAGCCATCGACAGCTACGGAATGACTTGGTATAAATACGGATTAGGGCAAACAGGTCATGATGTGTCACCATACGCTTTCTATAAAGATTATGTTGAAATTCGAAGCTATGCTGCCGAAGACGGAAACATTGAAGTTAAAACTGCAATAAACGCAAGACGAATTTCAATGTGGTATGGAGATATGGCAGAAGAGAATCGAAGAATTACAATAGATGCCAAAGCTTCAGAAATAGATGCTGGTGTTATGAAAGCGAACTTTTTTGAATCATGGAATGATATTGATGCCCATTATTCGATGTCCGCAAACCAATTCTTGTTTATTAATGATGGAGGGCGAGATACAGGATTAAGCTGGATTACAGACGGCGAATTTAGTTTGATATCCAACACTCAGGAACGCATTGCTATTAAACAGGGTGATGTGATTATCAATCCCCATTTAACAGTTAACGGTAACGCCGCGGCGAATGAGTGGAATATTAATTCATTACTCGAACTCAAAACTGACATCAATGCATATAGTGGTAGCGCCTTATCCGTGATTAATAGCACGGATATTTATTTTTATAAATACAAGTCAGACACAGAAACAGAGCATGTCGGGCCAATCATCGGGGACGGATACAACCTTCCCGATATTTTTTTATCTTCGGACAAAAAGGGCACCGATGACCACTCGGCAATTTTTACGACGATGCAAGCGGTCAAAGAATTATCTGTTATGCACCAGCAAGACATTTTAAAAATCGCAGAATTGGAAACAAGAATATCTGAACTAGAAAAAGGAGCTGCAGCATAATGGAAATCAAAATTGAAAATCAGAAACTGGCACCGGCAATCAATCTTTTATACTCACTATCTTTGAAAGGGCAGCAGTCGCGGCACCGGACAAAGTTTATCAAGTTGCTTCAGGACAAGCTGACCGACTTCCTTGATGGTGAGAAGGACATGCGAAAGGAGGAATGCCATCTTGACGAAAAAGGCGAGCCAAAGACATACCAAAATAATGGACAAGTACTGCTTGACGTGAAGGATATGGAACATTTTCAGAAGGCTCGAAAGGAGCTTTACGAAGAAACACGAGTGATTGATGGTGGCGACAATCAAGTTATGCTTCAAACGGTGAAAAAGGTGCTTGAGGATTGCGATAAAGAGCTGTCTGGGCAGGAAGCGGACATTTACGATTATTTATGTGAAGCGTTTGAAAAAGCTGAGAAGAAGAAAGAGAGCGCCAAGTAAGGCGCTTTTTTAATACAAAATTTTAGGAGGAATCACTCATGAACTATCAATTTACAGGACTTAACGCACAATACGACGCACAACGCAACATCACAGGTTTTCTGCTCCAATTCAACGGCAGAAATGACACCACTGGTGAATATTTAAACGGCAGCGTAAAGATTACAATGGAGCAATTTACAGCGGCAGGTGGCAATGTGGAGCAGATTAATGCGCTGATTGCACCGGCATTGCAAGCGATGGTAGGGACGACACAAGTGTAAAAATTTTTGAAAAGTGTTTACGAATGAAACGTTTTGAAATAATTCTTGATATATTCATTTAATTCACCGACAAATAACATAGAGGTGATTAGATGGATGTATCAATTATAGAAAATTTCGATCAAGTATTAAGTATTATTTCAATAATTGGAACTTTATTGTTGGTATTTGAAAGCTTAATAAACAGTTTTGACGCAACTGAAGTTGAAAAGAAGCTAATGACAAATTCGAAACGTCTTTCAATTTTTGCGACAAAGATCTTGACGCTATCTATTATCCTATCGATTGTGGTTGTAATTCAAGCATCTTCAGATGGGAAAATGTCAAATGATAACAGGATCAATATTGCTTCGTTTTTAGCATTAACGCTTTTAATATTCATGGTTTACTTTGTCATTATGGGCATTTTTAAATTTTATATATCAATGTACGCGGTGCGGTATAATTTTCTCATTGACATGTCAGAACATGGAAAATGGTATTTAAGGAGAAGAATAAATAAAAAACAATTATTACTAATGATTGATAACCGCCATCTCGTAATTAATTATGAGGATATTAACAAGAAGCCTATAACAATGGAAAAAATTCCATACTCAATAAGATATAAAAATATTAACAAATGGAGTATAAAAAATACTATGATTTCATTGGCTCTTTTTCTTTTAATGTTTATAATTGGGGCTATTGTGTTATTTTTTGTGAAAAATCCAATTTATGCAGTTTCTTATTTCACTTTAGCAGTCTTATTTCTTGCTTTTTCGGTTTTCATTATTACGATAAAATTATTAATTAAAAGAGAAAAATCTTATAAATGAAATTACAATAGGTACGAATGAATGATGGACCAGCAATGGTCTTTTTATTTTGCCAAAGAGGGGGAGGTAATGCCCCATGAAGGGAGTCTTTTGATGCAACGCAATACAGATACATTATGGACAGCAGTACTCGGCGGCGCCTATTCGGCAGCCGCTTTTTTAATGGGCGGATTGGATAACCTAGTCGTTGCCTTCGGCGTGATGATGGGTACCGATTACGTGAGTGGGGTTATGGCCGCTTATTACATGCGCACCGTTTCTTCGTATGTGGCATATCGTGGTCTGATGAAAAAATCCGGCATGATTATGGCCGTGGTCGTGGCGCACATGCTCGACATGGCAACTGGATCCGGCACGTTTATGCGGAATGCGATGCTGATGTTCCTCATTGGTACGGAGGGAATAAGCTTTACCGAGAACCTGGGGCATATGGGCGTACCTTTGCCCCAGAAGATTTCCGAGGCATTTACACAGCTTCGGGGAGAAAAGAAGGGAGAGAAGAAACAGTGAAGAAAATCAATTATCTTGTGGCGCTGGTGCTGACCGTAGCATTGGCGCTTTCTTTTTGCCTGCCAGCGAATGCGGATACGCCGGACAAAGATTTTGTCGATGTCAGCCATTGGAATCAGGAAGGTGGTCTGCCACTGTCTTTTTATCAAACAATCAAAGCAGGTGGATACAAAGCGGCTGTTGTTAAAGTTTCGGATGCGTCCAATTATCTCGATCACACAGCTAGTGTCAATATTGCCAATGCCCACGCTGCAGGTCTGAAGGTGCATGCGTACCACTTCGCTCGGCTAACTTCTACTGCAGATGCGAAAGCGGAGGCAGAGTGGTTTGCGGCATGCCTGAAAAACGTTGGCTTTAAGTCCAACTATGGCATGGCCGTTGCTGATGTGGAGCTGGCTACCGCAAGCAAGAGTGCGCTGACTAGTTACACGAATACATTTTTGCAGGCTATGCACGATAAGGGCTATCAGGTGGATCTCTACACCGGATCCAGTTTTTACAAATCACATCTGGACGCAGACAAGCTGAGCGTAAAAGATCCATGGCTTGCCCGCTACAATAATGGGTCTGCACAGCCGTCTTGGCATAACGGTAAAAAGGGCGCTTGGCAGTGGACAAGCTCTGAGAAGATCAACGGTCGCAACTTTGATGTCAGCCAAGATTTCGCCGGCAAGTACACAGTCGGTGCAAGCAGCTCTGTAGGACAGATCAAATCTATCAGTCTTGTAAACTACTTTAAGTCCAAGGGTCATCCATGGTCTTATTCCGCCCGCGAGAAGCTAGCTAAGCAGTACGGCATCACTAATTACGCCGGCACTGCTGCTCAAAACCTTGCTCTTGTTGCAAAACTTAAGTCCGGCGTCAAGCCGGCTAAACAGCCGGTTATCAAACAGCGGAATGCAGCACAGTATCTACCTAAGAAGACGAAAATGATTACAACAAAGAAGACCGTTTACCTGTACCGATCCATAAACTTTGCCAACAAATACCGCGTCGCTAAGTTTAAAAAGGGCGCCGTCTTTACGATCACAGGTAACAAATTGTCAGCTGGTCGCACACTTCGATTTAAGACAAAGAGTGTTTTCTATATCACCGCCAACAAAAACTTCGTGAAGGTTTATGCAGCGGCGAAAAAGGCGGCAACGAAAGCAACCAAAAAACCTTATGTCGTTAAAAAAGGCGATTCGCTGTGGAGCATTGCACACGCGAAGAAAACGACTGTGAATAAGCTAAAAAGTGTAAACAAGCTTCACTCGGATCTCATTTTCCCGGGTCAAAAACTTAAATATTGAAAGGATGATCATTGTGCAGGATTTAGGAGTACAAGTTTTATCAGCAGTTTTATCTATATTGGTGGCAGGAGTTGGCGTTTTGGTCACAGCATTCGTGCCAAAGATTAAAGATGCAGTGGACAAACACCTCGGTGCATCGCAGGCGAACATTGCCAACAAGGTTATTGATGGACTGGGTTCCATTGCTCAAACAGTCGTTGCTGACTTTAATCAGCGTGTGGTTGCTGATGCTAAATCAAAAGGAGTTTTCACGGCAGAACTCGCTGCAAGTGTTAAAGAGGACGCGGTTAAAGCTGTTATCACTCAAGCGCCGGAATTAATTGCTCTCGGCAAGTCTGCGATCGGTGACATTGAGGCACTAATTCCGCAGCTGATTGAACAGGCTGTGCTTAAAGCGAAATAACATAAGTTTTACACCCGGCATTGCCGGGATACATAAAATATTACGCATATTAGCCGATATAACTATAAAATCAGTTGTGTTAGGGAGTATAGGACGTGGACAAAATCATTTCTGTTTTATTATCTATTTTAACCTTGTTTTCGTTTGGTACAGGTATTGTTTCTAATGTCATTTTCTTACCCGATAAAAATGAACTCGATAAAATATTATCCACCAGGCAAAAGAATATACAGGACAACATTTTTATAACAATCATATTAGCTGTATGTTTGTCATTAGTTACTATTGTATTGGGAGTAGGATTAAGTGAATTTCTTGTGCTTCCAAAGAAGGTATATAAGCTTATTGTATCAATAATATTTATACTTATTTTAATATCTGTAATCTATTTTCTTTTTAAATGTAATAACAAAAATAATAAATCAGAATTCAAATCTGATAATTGGATTATTTTTTACTATATCTCAGTAATTTTATTTTTGATTTCTATTTCTTCATCTATATCAGTACAAACTAATAAATTGGCTTGGCAGATGTTTATAACGATTTGGGTAATTAACATCTTTTTTTGCTTTTTTTTCATGTTCTTTTTTGTAATATTATCAAGTATTTACAGAAAAAATATTAATCGCTCTATTTACAAAATGAAACGTATTGAGGAAGTTGACAAACAACTTAAGCGACTTGTATTTGTATACTCAATTGATGATAATCGTCAAGCATTAACATTTCGTCGATGCTTAAATGATGATGGAAAATTAAAACAATCTCCATATTTTATTTATTATATCAAAGAAAATATTCTAATCCGATATGATAAAACGATTGATCAAACGGACACAAAAAAATTAAGTCAATAAAGAAATTATCATTAAGCCCTTAACAATTACGGCTATGCATGGGCACATAATGGAGTTAATAAAATAAACCGTTATGGTGACACATATAGTGAACTAAATGAAACATCTTTAGTACAACCGAAATATACATGCGTACTGGTGCAGAAATAATTAGTTCATTTCAGCAACAAAAATGTGTCTCAAAAAAGAACGCTTTTCTCGTACAGATAATGTGTTCTCCTTTTCAAAATGCGTTTAGTAATGTATCATATATACAGAGATGATACAATGCTGTTGATGGATTCCTAATTAACTTGCTTAATTCTAAAGATACGGTATAGGGTAGAGGTCACATGAGTGATAAAATAGATATTCATGCATATCATGGAACATATTCTTCTGCAGCGCAGGATATTGTGAAAAACAATTTTACCATCTCCACAAGGGATGATAATTGGCTTGGTCAAGGAGTTTATTTCTATAGAGAAGATCCTGAACAGGCATTAACATGGGCTGTTGTTAAGATAAAGCAAAATAATGCGTTAGGATCGCTTTTAGGGGAAAGTGCGCAAGTTATTAAGACAATTATTCAAATTGATGAAAACTGTTTTTTAAATATAGATACTCGATCCGGATTTTTTAAATTTCAAGATCATTTCTTTAGTGTTAAATCCCAAATTCCTGCGTTAAAGGTTAAAAGCAATGGGAGTGAAGGAAAGAAAAAAATCAGGTGCTTTGTGATGGATTTGTTGCCTGAGGATATCAAAGTCATTCAAAACAGTTTTCATGTTCAGTCAAAGAGGGTATTAAAATATTTGGAAGATGATTTGGATATATGTTTATTTGGAACTCAAATCTGTGTGCGCGATATTAATTTATTGGATAAGAGTACATTTACAATGACCAAGTCAAGAAAAATATTTAATAATCAAATGGTCGTTAGCAGGAGAAAACCAATAAAGAATAAATTAATAAAATTTGGTGAAACTGCTAAAGGAGGACGATAATCATGACTAAAGTGATACCAAATGCAAAAATTCTTGAAGTCGCAGAGCGTTACGGAATCCAAGTTGACTTTGATGGAAAACCGGGTTTTTTCATTGATGATCAAGAGGTTACCTTTGATGATCTTTTTGATGATTTTTTTAACACTACTGTAGAAGATGAGATACAAGTTGATTTTAAACTTAAAAAGTCTCAAACAAACATTCATGTAAATGACGCGGCGATAAATATGGATCGTCAGCAGAGCATTTTACTTGCTGGAGCTGCTTAATATGGATTTTAAACTTTCGTTTGATGATTATCATGTAATTGAAACAGTATATAAAAGGGTGCCGAATAATGATTTCCAAGAATCAATTAGCCCTCAATTTAATGTTAGAATAAAGTATGCTGACAAGAATTATTCAAAAGCATCTATTTTGTTGACGATTGAACTTGGAGACAAGGCTTTAAAACAAAACTCTGTCTATGTTAAGGCAAAAATTATGGGTATATTTTCTTTAGAAGTTAATACACAAGAAGTAGAGGAAGATATAAATTCATTTTATAAAATTAATGCGTTAGCTATTCTTTATCCTTATATAAGGTCATTAGTATCGGATCTTACTGGTAAAGGAAACGAAGCACCATTAATTTTACCCCCGATGAATATAATTCAAATGGTAGAGGATAAAGAATTGGTAGAGGAAAAAGTAGATCCTCAAATTACCAAGGTGTGATCTCAGTATTATTCAGGGATTTTTTTATACAAAATGAAAACATCGCCATGTAAAAATGGCGATGTTTTCATTTTGTGACAATTACATCAAAGCGTATTGTTTTTCTTGCCGGCAGATCCGAACTCTTTCCAGAGACCGCGTCTTTTCTTCGATGCGAGTAATTCCTGCTTAATCTCCGAATCGTGGCAAATGTAGACTGATTCGGTAAATTTGTTCAAATAACCTACGTATTCAAATACAAGGAACCACTGATCGGCAGTATCACAAATAACTTCATCCAGTTCCCAGTCTGTAAACCAATCTTCATCCAAGATTCGACTAACAGTAATCAATTTATTTCTAAGCATAAGAAATCGCCTCCTATATTTTAAGTAGGAGGTGAGTATAAAATGTGGTGAGAAAGTAGCAAAAAATCTTCATTTTGTATTTTAAAAGCTGACATTTACTTGCATCATCAAAGTTAAAAACTCAATAAAGACGAAGATAGTTGCATTAGATTCCATCCACTTTTATGGTGGGAATCAGCGGAAAATATGGGCGGCATGATGTGATAAAGTCTTGAACCCCTTGTATATCAAGGGTTACAGGGAATTTTCAAGATCCCATGTGCCATTTATGTGCCGTAAATTGAATTTTTTACAAAAATTAGAGG